CATCTTATTCTCCTAACACTTCCACGCCCGAAGGCTCTTGTTTATCCGACTATTCGGATCGTTCGCGGTCTTGGCGCTGGTATTTTTCTTCTTCATACCAGACATCCTAGCACAGAAACTAGTCTTACGTGAGCCACCTTCAGGCTGCGGAGCCTTGAGCCCCGGCTTCCCCGGATTAGCTGCGTTGTAGGAAGCACGCCCCTTGGCGTTCAAACCCCCCTTGGGGTTCTTGCCTTCCTTACGCGTCCAAGCAGGCGACTTAGCCATTAGCTGTCTCTAATATCTTTCCGCATATCATCTAGCTTGTCGTCAATCTTATCGAACCCAGCCTCGATGCGCAAAGTTATCCTGTCCAGCACGTTTTGCGTTTCGAGCCGGGGCATATAGTTAAGTGCGATCTGCTTCTGTGTTTTCGCCAACTCTTCAGCAATCTTATCTATCTGAGACAATTTGCTTCGAGCAAAAAAACCTAACAACCCGATTACTCCTGTTGTGACTAAGTTCCATATCAAATTAATGAGCGGAACCTGTGAAGGGATTTGCGTGGGCAACTCGTCCATTACATACTCTTACGCGACTTCAGAAAGAGCGGGCTTTAGCATAGGATAAAAAACATCATTACCAAAGTCACCCATGTACTCACGCACGCCCATATGCCCAAGCTTAATGGTGGGATCAATCCACACACCAAACCCTTTTTCGCGGGCACGGTCGCAGAACAAAAAGTCTTCCCCCATGTATCCTTCTGGAGTGTTCTTAAAATCAAAAATAGAGGAGATGTGCTTGCCGGTCTTGGCGTCGTGGCACAGCCACTCGGGATGATCTTCTTTAAGCTTAACAAGCACTTCTCTGCGGATAAGCATAAATGCTGTAGCCACACGGTCGGCCCGCACCAGCCCCATGTTATCCATAATCACGTTACCGTCGTCGCTGGTATCCAACGTAGCGATATATACGCGATTATCGTCCCTAGTACGTGGTACACCGGCTACAACATCCCTACCCGAAACAGTAGCCCAAGACATAAGTCGAAGGACGTCTTCGGATTGGAAATTGATGTCAGAGTCAATGAACATAAGGTCAGTACAGTCGGTCTCCAAGAAGTCTTGCACGATCAAATTACGTGCCCGAGACACAACGGAGCAACCGCACAGGCTACCAACACTTATGTCAATACCGTGTTCTTTTGCCACCCCGGCAAAAGCCATAAGAGACAATGCCATCTTGAGAGAGACTTTGTGGTCGTAAGCGGGAAGACCAAAAAATATCTTACGCCCGACAAGACTATAGCTAGCTTGGTTTTGTGTCATACCCATATCACCCATAAAACAACGTGAACGTAGTCACGCTTGCAATGGTGGCATGCACGCCTGCTTCGAACAAGATGCCCTCATCGGGCAGGGGGATGTAAGTGGCCCCGATCACGGCGGGCGTGTCCATAGTCCAAAACACTGTGCCGCCAGCGCCCACGCTGTTCCGCAGGGCGACAGAGCCCGCAACTGCGGTACCCACGGCATACAGGCCCTTGACGCGGACGCGGCCAAGGTCAGCCGCCCCCACGCCTTGAACCTGCCCCGTAGCCGTCAGCGGGATGCTGGCTTTAACGTCAGTTTGCATAGACATGTCATGTACTCCCTAAAAAGTACAAAACTTAAGATGCAGCAAAGGGGGTAACAACCGTAGAGGTAGCGGCGGTAGCCAGTACACCTTTGACAAGCCACTTTCCGGTGCTAGCCGCACCAGACATAGACACGGCTTGGATTGAGAACGCGCTCCCAGCGGTACCGCCTCTGGTCGAGTTATCAAGGTTGAGAGAAATGTCAGAGACACCAGCGAGGAAGAACGCCTTGTCGGTAGCAACCGTAGCCGCAGTTCGGGCCACCCAAACACCACCAATGAGCAAATTGCCGCCCGTAGTGATAATCTTCTGGGCTGTGGCGGACGTTTCGACCACAAAATTGTACACAACACCAAAATTGTTCAAAGAGTTCTGGCTATCGTCCACTGACGAATTAAGCGCGGGAAGAGTAATAGTCGTAGTCGCCACGTTTAGGCGGATAAGACGGCCAGCATGAAGCGTGGGGTCTAGGGTCAAAGCTAGAGGCGGTAACGTTAACGACCGCGCCGGGGCCAGTGATATAAACCCCGCCCAACGAGCGAATGGGACCGGACATAGTAGCTAAGCCCATCAGATCAGTTCCTTGTGTAGTAGCACATCCTCGTATCGTCTCTACTACGTCTGCTAGGTCAGTCGATACGAGTGGGATTACCTAGAAAATAGATAGGGAGGGGTTGCCCCCTCCCCCTAACTCACGCGCCGGAGGTACCGTAGATACCCAGCGGGTCAGACCAACCGAACGAATAACGCTCGCGAGCCTTGTAGCGCACGTTGCCAGTATCGAAGTCTCCGTCCATCGAAGTCTTCATCTCGGCACGTACGAAGTGCTTCAGGCCATCCGGAACATCGGTGGTCAGATACCAAGAGTCAGTGTCCGTCAGGAAGTGGTTGACGGTATAGCCCTCGGGGATCGCACCGTTGTTCTTGATCGCGTTGATGTCGTTATCCGTAGTGCTAACGCGGCCTTCGGTCTCCAACAGACGCGTAGCGATGAACATCGACGCGGGCGGGATAACCAGCTTACGAGGTTGAGCGGCGATCAGAAGACCACGCTCATCGACCCACGCTGCGATAGCGATAACGGCGGCTTCAAGCGAAGTCTCGTTGAGGTCAGCCTCCGTCGAAGGACGGTTGGCGTTAGACCCGCCAGAGACAGTCGGGTGGTCAGTGGCGCAGAGCGTCTTGCCGTCGCCGCCGAGAACCGTAGCGAAGGCGCTGTTCAGCACAGCGGCACCCTTGGTCTGCTTGGTATAAGCCAGAGCGCGGGCCAGAGCCTTCGTATAACGGGTACTCAGTTCACCGTAGAGGTTGTCTTCAACCGCCTCTTCGGTAAGAGAGAAACCAAGAGCAATAGTCTCGTGGTTATAGCGAGCCGAGAACACTTCTTGAGCGTTATCGTAAGCAAGCGCGTTACCTTCGAGTTTAACCGGGGCTTGGGCGAAACCAGAGAGCTTCGTCTCTTCCTCGAACGAACGTTCGGAGGTTTCGATGTCGAAGATTTCTTTGTGCTCCTCACCGTAACGAGCGTACTCAAGACCGAACAACGCGTTCAGCCCCGGCAGAAGCTCCTTAAGGAGTTGTGCGCGAGAAATAGCCATCTAACTAAACTCCTCTTATGCCGTGCCGAAGGGTTGATTATAGACGTGTCCGCCGACAAGCGACGCAACGCTGGGGGCATTCCACTTAACGAGAACTTCGGTAAAGGAACCCGAAGCATTCTCGCTACCAACCACCATGTCCACGATACGGAGCGGCCACGTAGCAGTAGTAGCAGTGGTCTGCCCTGCACTGACATACGAGTTACCAGTGGTAGTATTGAGCGCGGTCTGGGTAAGAACTGCGTTCTGCCCGATAACCGCCCGCGTCACAGCGCCGATGGTCGAAGTAGTAGTGGACGTAATCGCCACCTTGAACAGAGTATCAGGGTCATCCGCGACATAAGCCGTGATGTCAGCCGCTACAGTAGCGGCGGGGTAGAATTGGCGGAAGACCTTGCCAAACGTAGGGTCGGTGTAGGTGCACCCAAGAAAGACGCCAACAGGAGTAGCGGTAGATGTAGCAACATCGCGCTGGATCAGACCGGCGACGAGCTTAACCACATCGCCATAACCAATAGCGGTAGCCATACCAGTACCAATAGCAATTTGTCGAGTGGAACCGGCAAAAACCTGACCGCCGATAAGGCCGACAGGGAGAAGTCCGTAAGGAGCGAGAGCGGCAGGCATCGTAATCTCCTACTAAGTGCCGTTGCCAAAGGAAGAAGACGACCTACGCTCGCGAAACAGCGGCATACGTGCGTCATTCTGACGAAGGAAGTTCGCTTCTACAGCCTCAGACTGGTCTGCAGTGCGCTTATTGATGAATGCCTGACGCTGGCGAACCAGTTCATTAGGCAGTTTGCAGAGCAGAAGACCACCAACCTCAACGTTGTCCTTGAACCGGCTATCGCTATCTACAAGCATCGAGAACTCCGGATGCTCTTCAATTCGAACCGGTTCCCAGCCCTCACGGGTCTTGGCAGACACATTGCGGGGGTCTTTCTGGGTATAAGACGACACACGTATCCAACGATAAGTATACCCCGCCTGTTTGCTAGGTTCAGGCAGTGCGCCAGCGGGTGCCCAAGCCATCTCTCGGGCTTCGGTAGCGCGGGTCTCTTGTTCGCGGGCCATAGAGCGGCCAAGTTCACTTTGCATGTCGATCATCCTGCAGTCTTGATAAGCTCACGAGCATATTGCTCGGGGGTAACGCCTAAGCGTTTGATGAGAGCTTCTTGCGATTTCGTGAGCACAATCCTTCGTGAGGACGTACTGCGGGAGGCGGGGGCTACAACAGTAGCAGGCCGACCTTCTTGACGCCGGGGCGTCTTGGCCGCTGGCCCGAAGTACTCGGGGAAGCGACGGCGCATCGTGCTATCCACGTCACGCCAGTAATTGTCGGTACCTACAAACGAAGTACCGTGTTGCTTGACGAGCTTCTGATGAAGCCCAAGCGCATTAGCGGTCATCTCCTCGTCGGTGCCGTACCATGTGTTGCGCTCTTGCCACGCAGCGGTCTTAGCATCGGGGCGGGGAATTTCCACCTGATCTTCAGTGCTTGCCACGGGTTCGTCATCCTGTAAAGGCTGACGATAATTTTTTACCTGTGCGAGACGATAATTCGCATCGGAAAGCTTTTCCTGCGCCGCCAACACCTTATCGGTATCACCAAGCTCATACGCCTCCTTGTACTCCGCACGTGCCGCAGCGGCCTCAAGTTCGACTGCAGACGTGATGCTGCTCTTGAGGGCGTTGTCCCCGCGAGACAGGCTATCCTTGAGGGCCTTGTTCTCCGCCAACAGGCGTTGAGTGTAGGTCGTACCCTCGGCGCTCTCCCGCAGGACACGCTCTTTTTCTCGCCGCTCGTCGTGCCAAACCTTCTTTAGTTGCTTGAGCTTCGTCTTGACCTTATCGGAATACTCGTCAAGCTCGTCGGCTTCCAACTCATCAACGATCTCTTTGGGAAGAGGCTCCCTGCCCCTATCCTCTTCCGGAGTATCGTCAATTACCTCGACTGTTGCTTCGTCGATATCCTCATAGGAGATTTCGAACTCGTCTTCGTTGTCGTTTTTTTCGCTAGCCATGTCATTAACCCCTTGTGATGTTTCTTGGATCGTCCACTACAGCCTCAACGCTATCGTCGTTGATGATGCGGAAATCTCGACCATGAATTTTAACTTTGGTACCCGCATGTGGGCGGACAAGGACAAAATCGCCCTCCTTACACCACGGGCCGCTTGGGAACCGTTTGGTATCATTGTAGGCGTCTGGGCCTACCTTAAGAACAAACAGTACGGTAGTAAGAAGCTCTTCGTGGTGCATGGTGATATCGGCTTTGTGAACGCCTTTATCGGACACCTTCTCCACATCCGGCACAGCGCAAAGAAGCCTGTAACCGGACGGGTCCGGAAGCTGACTAGCCTTGGCTAGAACCGCCTCTGGCGTGACCTCATCGAGAACTCTTGGTCTCTTAATTTCTTTACCACTTAAATCCACCAATGCCATTTATTCACCCTCAACTTCGTAGCGCTGAATTTGATCTATAACCATCATCTTTGCCATGAGATAGCCACGAACAATCCCGCAAGCGTACTGGTAAGCGCCAAAATCTTTAGCGCTTCCAAGCCCCATATCATGCTCCATACGGGCAATCTCTTCGTCCAACTTCTTAATGATTATCTCTAGTGGGTTATTCATCTACGGTAGTCTCCGCCTCTGGTTGATCTGTAGGTAGTTCTTCTGGTGTCTGCCCCAACGGGCTACCCCCGATACCACCGGGCATGCCCATCATAAGCTGGTGAAGTTGATCCTTGGCTTGCCTCCGCTCTTCGAAGCTCTGCTTGCCCTTGGTACCTTCATCGCCGTGGGTACGAGCGCTTTCTTCTCGGGCTACGTCGATACCCATCTTAAGGCCCGCACGGAGGTCTTCGGAGGAGATACGTTCTTTCTCTCCGGCGATCTTCGCACCTACCTGCAGACCGGCAATGCGCTCTTGAGCTTCCAGCTTCTCGACTTCCAAGTCATGCTTATCGCTGGCGAGAGCTATGTCCGCCGCAAACTTGCGCTCCTTGAGTTCTTGGTCCTTCTTCTTGATCTCAAGTTCGGCCTGCTGCATCTGCACTAGGGGGTCTTGCATGGCCTGCTGGGCTTGGGCCTGCTGGGCTTTCCCTTGGTTTGTGGCGAGAACCTTGCCTGCGGCTGCGGCGGCGAGACGACTGATCTCTGCTTCCGTCGCCCCGTCCATCTCGGCGTCTGGCTCGGGGTATGGCACACCAGCGGCCTCCTCGATCTGCTTGCGGTACTGGAACGCCACATGTTCTAGGATGTGGGCCTGCATCGCCGCCATCAGGGCCGGAGCCTGCGGGTTCTGCCCCATAAGCTTCTGGATTTCAGGGTCTTGCATCGCCGCCGTGTGCACGATCAGGTGGGCCTCGTGATCCTGCGCGATGAACGCCTTCACAGGCTTACTGTTAATCATGTCCATATTCTCGGACACAGGGTCTCTGGGCTTCTGGTCGTCCTCTGTGGGGATAAGTTTGCCCACATTCTTGATATCCATGACCTCCAACATCTGCCTGTGGAGATAAGGTAGGTCATAAATCTGTGGGGCCATCTGAGCCATTTGGATCACGGCCTGATACTGGACAACCTTCTGCGCCATAGTAGCCGCGTTAGGGTCGCTTACCGGAATAACCGTGACTAGGTCATAGTCAGACTTTTTGGCATGGGCGGTGCCCTCTTCCGGCTCGTAGGAGTATTCATCAGGGGTGTAATCCCTAATGATATCCCGTAGCAGCCTGAACTCCTGCCGCATCGCAAAGTGAATGCGCGCCTGCACGGCGGACATCACCTTAAGTGTTCTCTCCAAGATAGCCAGCGTGGTCCCGACCGGGGCCTGCGCCGACATGTCGCTTACCTGCAAGTCCGCAGCGCCCGCGAACCGGCGACCTTCTTCAACGATTTTTTCTAGGAGAACCAACAGCACTTGGCTTGGTTCTTTGTAGGGCAGGGGCATGATGTTATCGCGCATCGTACCCGACGCGACATCCACATCCCTGAACTCACCGGGGCCTATCGGGGTGTCGTCACCCTTGATCCGTAGCCCTTTGGTTTTATACCCGCCCGGTAGGTTAGAGAGGGTACCTGCATCAACAAGCTGGCGAATAATAGAAGTACCAGACTTGGCAAAAGCGCCGATAAGATGAATAAGGCCAAAAG